TTCCGGCGCTATTGTAAACTTTTTAGCCACAACTACAGGCAAGACAGTTACCACCAACAATATTACGTTGGGGGCAATGACTGTAAACTTTAACGGAGTTGGCGGCGGTTGGACATTAGGTAGCGCATTTACTGTTACGGCCGGGGCTTCCCCCACCATTCTTGCGGGTACGTTTGATACCGGCGGGTTTGCAATGACGTTGAATAGTTTTCTTTCTACAACAACTACCAACGTAAGAGCAATAAATCTAAACGCTTCTACTATTATTTGTTCTGGAACTGGACCAGTTAGCCTAGCTGCTACTAATCTTACGTTCAATGCCGGCACGTCCACAATAACTTGTTCTAACGCAGCGTTTACATTTGGCGGTGGCGGGCAGACGTTCTACAACGTCAACCTCACCTCTGCTACCGCAGCTATCAACACGGTTTCAATTACCGGCGCTAATACTTTTAACAACCTCAACGTAACCACAACAACGCTACAAAAAGTCATCACCCTTGGCGCTAACCAAATTGTCAACGGCACCTTGACCCTTGGTGCTACAAACACAGCGCCGTTCCGTATAAGTGTTATAAGCGACGTTGTAGGCACCCAACGCACCCTGACGGTTGCTACCCTAGCGACTCTGAACGATGTGGACTTCAGGGACATCGTGGCAGCGGGTGCATCTTCACCGTGGTCAGGCACTCGCATTGGTAACTGCTTAGGCAACAGCAACATCACCTTTACCGCAGCGGCTACGAAATACTGGAACCTTGTTGGTGGTGGCAACTGGACTTCTACAGCCTGGGCCTTGACATCTGGCGGTGCTGTAGCGGTAAACAATTTTCCGTTGGCGCAAGACAGTATTATTATTGACGATGCGGGCCTGACTGCCGGTAACATAATAACAGTGAACACCAATCCGGATATTGGTACGTTGGATATGTCAACGCGAACAACTGCGTTGACGCTTTCGTTAGGGAATAATGATCCCCGATTTTATGGTAACGTAACGCTTTGTTCAACTTTAACAACGACGGGTAGTACTTCACCTTCATACACTTTTGCGGGGCAAGGATTAGCTAACACTCTTAATACTGCTGGGGTAGTTCTTAAACTTAATAATTTTATTGTCAACTGCCCTACTGGGTCATTGACGTTACAGTCTAATACAACCGTTGAGCTTACCGCCACTAGCTCAGGGGGTGTAGGTTTAACCGCTGGGACTTTTAACCTTGGCGGGTTTAATTTAACTGCTGTTGCTTTTAACGGGGCCAACGCAACCGGAACCGCCAGAACCCTTACCCAAGGGTCTGGAGCTTTAGAGATGACCGGAGCCGGGGTAGCGGTCTGGAACACAACTTCAGCCACAGGGCTTACCTTCACAACTACACCCACCGTTAACTTTACATATTCCGGCGCAGTTGGCACTAGAACAATAGCCGCTAATACTGCGGGCGCTATAAATGTAAATGTAACGGCAGGCGCTGATAGTATTACTATAGGCGATACGGTTAAAAACGTAGATTTTACTGGTTTTGCCGGGACACTTAACAACGGTACTCGTAATATACACGGCAATCTAACACTATCGGCGGGCATGACGCTTGCTGCGGGTACGTTGACTACTACGATTGGCCTAACAGCGACGACAACGCTTACCAGCAACACCAAAACAATGGATTTCCCGGTAACTTTTAGTAGTACGGGAACCATCAACTGTCTTGATGCTTTGACGCTAGGTTCTACACGGGCGCTCACTTTCACAGGCGGCACCCTAAACCTGAAGTCAGGTGTTACCAGCACCGTAGGATCGTTTGTCACCACAGGCACAACCATGAAGTACCTGGGCAGCACTACCCCAGGAACTCAAGCAACGATCTCTGACGCAGGTGGCACCGATACGGTAACGTACCTGACAATTCAGGACTCAAACGCTACGGGCGGGGCTACTTGGGATGCTCTTTCAACAACAAACGTAAATGCGGGCAACAACACCGGTTGGGGGTTTACCCTACAAGTGCCCGTTACCGGTGTTCAGGCCACTGGTTCTATTGGTACAGTTACGGTTACTGCTGGCGCACTGGTTGAGCCGACTGGGGTTGAAGCTACTGGTTCAATTGGTACAGTTACGATTACTGCGGGATCGTTAGCTCAACCGACTGGGGTCCAAGTTATCGGCTCTATTGGGGCCGTTACCGTTATTGTGGTCAACCCGCCTAAGCAAGCGTCTGATGTTACAGTACGCTTGCGTTCTTTCACACAACCTTGGAGATTTTGAAATGGCAGTGAATTTGAAGGCTATCACCGGCCGGTTGGGCTACCAGCAAATTACGACTCTTAGCTCGGCTACGAGTCTGACCGTGCCTGTTACGGACCTGAACGGCCTGAGTTGCCGCCCGTCAATTGCTATCATCACCCCCGAGACGCAAGCTGTTCGCTGGCGTGATGATGGCATAGCGCCTACCGCTTCGGTGGGGATGCCCCTTGCGGCTGGCGTGACATTACAGTACGATGGCGATATAGGCCAAATCCAGTTCATCGAACAGGTGGCCAGCGCCAAGATCAACATCAGCTACTACGTCTAAAGGTGCTGCTATGAACATCCAGAATGATTCCGCTGCGGCGGTAGACTACGTTACCTATTTCACCAAGCAACTTCCGCAAGACCTGGCGGCAATGGCGGCGTTGCGGGATGAACTTGCAGTGCGCCAAGGTGCTTTGACGGCGGTTGAAGACGCCGCCAAGATGCGTGAAGACGCCAAACAACTGCTTGCCACGACCAAGGCCGATGCTCAAGCCAGCCAACTGGCGGCAAGTAACCTCGTGGCTGACGCCGCCGCCAAGAAGCAAGTGCAAGACGCCCGACAGAAGGACTTGGACAAACGGGACGCTGATGCGGCCGCTGCTGCCAGCGAAAATGCCCGCGTTCTTGCCGCTCAAGTAAAGGCCGCAGATGCGCAGGCCGCAACTCTGGCGGCTAGAGAGGCTACACTTACGCAAGCGCAAGAAAAACTTGCCGAGGCCCAAAGTGTTTTGGCCTCGCGCATTGCAACTTTTCAAGCTAAAGTTGCCGCAATCAACGCATGACCGTACTGGTGAGGTTCACCAGGGAATCGTAAGGTTCACACAATGACTGAAGAAGTACTAGCGGAAGATCCCGCGCCAGAACAGGAAGCCACGGCGGCACCTGAAGCTGTAGAAGCACAGCCGGTAAAGGCGTTCACTCAAGAAGAACTGGACGCCGCGATAGGAAAGAGGCTCGCACGCGAGCAACGAAAGTGGGAACGAGAGCGTGTTGTTACTGCCCCCGTTGTCGCTGCTGATCCCCGACCAGAGCAGTTTGACTCGACTGAATCCTACGCCGATGCATTGGCGATGAAGAAGGCCGAGCAGTTGCTCTACGAACGGGATGTGCAGCGCCAGCAGACAGAAGTTCTCGGTGCTTATCACGACAGGGAAGAAGAGGCGCGGAACAAGTACGATGATTTTGAACAAGTCGCGTACAATCCAAGCCTCAAGATCACGACCGTGATGGCGCAGACGATCCAATCGTCGGATATTGGCCCTGATGTAGCTTACTACCTCGGTGCCAACCCGAAAGAAGCAGATCGTATTTCCCGCTTGGCGCCTTATGTGCAAGCCAAAGAGATCGGACGTATCGAGGCCAAACTGGCCTCGGAACCGATGGTCAAAAAGACTTCTAGTGCCCCCGCTCCTTTTACACCTGTCACGCCCAGTGGCAAGGCATCGCCGGCTTACGATACAACTGACCCCCGCTCTATCAAAACGATGAGCACGTCAGAATGGATCGCAGCCGACCGCGCTAGACAAGTGAAGAAGATGGAAGCACGCCTCCGCTAACTTTTTTAAGGACTCAAAGTGTCTAACAGCATTCTTACCATTGACATGATCACCAGGAAGGCTCTCGAAATTCTCGAGAACAACCTGGTGCTCACCCGCAACGTCAACCGCCAATACGACGACTCGTTTGCCGTCGAAGGCGCAAAGATCGGCTCCACCCTGCGCATTCGTCTTCCCGACCGTGCTCTGGTGACCGATGGCGCCGCCCTGCAAGTTCAGGATGACAACGAGCAGTACACCACGCTGACGGTCGCAAGCCAGAAGCACATCGGTGTCAACTTCACATCTGCTGAACTGACCATGCAGTTGGACGATTTTGCGGAACGGGTTCTCAAACCCCGTATCTCGCAGTTGGCCTCCAGCATCGACAACGATGTTGCCAACGCCTACAAGTCAATCTATTCGACTGTCGGCACGCCTGGCACCACGCCGTCCACCTCGCTGGTTCTGCTGCAAGGCAACCAGAAGTTGAATGAGTACGCTGCTCCGATGAACGATCGCTACGCTACGGTTAACCCCGCTGCCAACGCGAACTTGGTTGAAGGCATGAAAGGCTTCTTCAACCCAACCGGCACCATTTCCCGCCAATTCACGGCAGGCATGATGGGCACTGGTGTTCTGGGCTACGACGAAGTCAACATGTCGCAGTCAATTGTGAACCACACCACTGGGTCACGTTCTACGACGGACACGATCCTTGTCAATGGCGCGGTTAGTACTGAGGGCCAGGCAACCATCAGCATTGACGGCGGCACCGGTTCGGCCACGGTCACTGTCGGTGATGTGTTCACTGTTGCCAACGTGTTTAGCGTCAACCCGCAAACCCGCCAGTCTACCGGCAGCTTGCAGCAGTTCGTTGTAACAGCGGCCAACACGGCGTCGAGCGGCTCTTGGACTAGCATTGCGGTCTCACCCGCGATGTACACGTCTGCCAACGCTCTGGCAACAATCAATGCGTTCCCTGCAGATAACGCTGCGGTTACGTTCGTTGGCTCGGCTTCTACGGCGTACCCGCAGAATCTGATCTACCACAAGAACGCAATCACATTCGCTACGGCTGACCTCTTGCTGCCGCAGGGTGTGGACATGGCTTCGCGCCAGGTTCACAACGGCATTTCGTTGCGTATTGTCCGCCAGTACGACATCAACAATGACCGTATGCCTTGTCGTATCGACGTTCTGTACGGGTTCAACGTCATCCGCGCACCTATGGCCGTGCGCCTCTGGGGTTAATCATGAGTTACGTTCTTGGCAATCTGGTTAAACAGGCCGTCATTAGCGTAACCTTGTCGCCTGCTCTCATCGTGCTCAACACGACGGCAGAACAGACGTTCACGGTTAACGGTCTTCTCCCCGGTGACATGGTTCTTGTCAACAAGCCCACGACGCAAGCTGGTTTGGGCATTGTTGGCTCCCGAGTCTCTGCGGCAAACACCCTTGCGATCACGTTTAGCAACAACACGGCGGCGTCTATCACCCCGACTGCGGCCCAAGTTTACTTGGTCCTAGTGTCGCGGCCTGATCGCACTATTACTGATGGCAACATCTAAAGGAAATTATCATGGCTCTCCCTAACTCAGGTGGTGGATACCAATACACCGATGGCAACACCAACGAAATCGTCATGGGCGTTCAAGCAGCGCCCCAGACGGCGACTGCCACGGCGACTCTGACTGCTGCGCAAGTTACTGGCGGCATTTTGGTGGGCAACCCGTCCACCACGGCGGCGTCATACACGCTTCCGACTGCTACCTTGATTGACGCGGTGTTTACCAACTCAAAGGTCAACAGCACGTTTGAGTTGACGATCATCAACTTGGGTACTTCGACCGGGTTGATCACGGTGGTTGTGGGCACCGGCATCACTGCGGTTGGCAACTTGGTTGTTGCTATCACCGGCAGCGCTGCTGGCGTTGGCGGCGCAGCGCAGTTCTTGTTCCGCAAAACGGACACTGCTGCGTACACTGTGTACCGAATCGCTTAAAGCGATAGCCCCCTACGCTCACAAGGCGTAGGGGGCACAAATTCTAGGGGCGATCTGTGGTAATCTATCTGAAGCACCCTGTACACGGCACCAAGGTCGCAATTGCGGAACTTGAGGCCGAGCAAGATGAGAAGAACGGCTGGGTACGGTATACTCCAGGCGAGCCGGTGAACGAGCTTCGCCGCCGCCGCAAGGAGCCTGCTGAATGAGTACCACCGCCGGGGACCAGATCAACGGGGCGCTGCGCCTGATTGGCCAACTGGCTGAAGGTGAGACGCCATCCGCGTCTACGTCGCAGGACGCGCTTACCGCCATGAATCAGATGATCGATTCGTGGAGCACCGAGCGTTTGGCGGTGTTCAGCACCCAGGATCAGGTGTTCAGTTGGCTTCCCGGTTTTATCAGCCGCACGCTTGGCCCAACCGGCGACTTTGTTGGCAACCGACCCATCCTGCTGGATGACTCGACCTATTTCAAAGACCCGGCAAACGGCATCTCGTTTGGCATTAAGATCATCAACCAGCAGCAGTACAACGGCATTGCGGTAAAGACTGTGACCAGCACCTACCCACAGGTGATTTGGATCAACATGAATTACCCTGACATCGAGATGTACGTCTACCCGGTGCCTACCAAGGTGCTGGAGTGGCACTTCGTTTCGGTAACTGAGCTAGATCAACCGGCCACGCTGGCGACCGTATTGTCCTTCCCGCCAGGCTACCTGCGGGCGTTCCGGTACTGTCTGGCTTGTGAGATCGCTGCTGAGTTTGGTGTCGAGCCATCGCCGCAAGTCTCGCGGATCGCCATGACATCCAAGCGCAACTTGAAACGCATCAACAACCCGGATGACATCATGTCGCTGCCGTACAGCATTGTGGGCACTCGGCAACGCTACAACATATTCGCAGGGAACTACTAATCATGACCACAGTTGCCATTTCTGGCTTGCCCGTTGCCACCGTCATTAACGCCGCCGACATTGTTCCGTTTGTCCAATCTGGCACAACCAAGAGCATCAGCACCACATTGTTGTTCACTAGCCCGACGATGGTAACGCCTGCGTTGGGAACGGTTGCCAGCGGAATTATTTCGGCTTGCACTAGCACTGGCATGGTCATGGTAACGCCTGTAATCGGCGCTGCCACTGGGACTAGCTTAACCGCGTCTGGCACGATTGTTTCAACGGGTACGGCAGGCGTTGGTTACGCAACTGGCGCCGGGGGCGCAGTAACTCAGCTAACTAGCCGCACGACAGGCGTAACGCTTAACAAAACATCCGGCGCAGTTACAATGTTCAGCGCAGCAGGGACAACTACCGCAGCGACATTTACCGTAACCAACAGCACGGTGGCAGCGACTGATGTGGTTATTCTAAGCCAAAAATCTGGTACTGATCTGTACGACCTAATGGTCACCGCAGTGGCGGCAGGGAGTTTCAACTTAACTTTCCGCACCACGGGCGGCACAACCACTGAAACGCCGGTCTTTAATTTTGCTGTTATCAAAGCCGTTGCTGCGTAATGCACACGCCCATCCTTGGTTCAGCCTACGTTGCTCGCAGCATCAACGCTGCGAACAATCGGATGGTGAACCTCTTCCCAGAAGCCACCCCCGATGGCGGCAAGGAAGCGGGGTTCTTGAACCGCGCCCCAGGATTGGAGTTTCTCCAGACGGTTGGCACTGGGCCTATCCGGGGCTTGTGGGCGCACCAGACCAACGGCACGGACTTCTATGTCGTCTCCGGCATTGAGGTCTACAAGCTCACCAGCACCACGGCAACGCCTGAACTGCTTGGCACTGTGTCGGGTACAGGCCCGGTGTCCATTGCGGACAACGGCGCCACCATATTCTTTGCCTGCAACGGCCCGAGCTACACCTACCACGAGCCAACAGGCTCGTTTGATGCAATCACCAGCCCCGACTTTGCCGGCGCAGTCACTGTCGCGTACATCGACACCTTGTTCGTCTTCAACGAGCCAAACAGCCAGAACTTGTGGTCTGTGATTACGCAGACCCTGACTACGCCGCCAGTGCAGATATACCCGTTGGTGTTCGACCCTCTGACGGTCGCCCCTGCGGATGGCTCGCCTGACGGTGTGGTAGCGATCAATGTAGACCACCGGCAGCTATGGGTGTTTGGTACTGACTCAACTGAGGTCTGGTACAACGCTGGGCTTACTGGGTTCCCTCTGACGCCCATCCAAGGCGCGTTCAACGAGATCGGGTGCGTGGCCCCCTACTCGGTTGCCAAGCTCGACAATGCGCTGTTTTGGCTAGGCACTGACGCTCGCGGCCAGGGCATCGTCTACAAGGTCAACGGCTACGCAGGGCTGCGCGTCTCCACCCATGCGGTTGAGTACGCTATTGCGCAGTACGGCAACATCTCCGACGCGGTGGCCTATACCTACCAGCAAGAGGGGCACGCCTTCTACGTTTTGAATTTCCCATCGGCCAGCAAGACCTGGGTGTACGACGTAGCGGTGCAAGCCTGGCACGAACGCGCCAGCGGCAACGACAACGAGTTCAGGCACCGGTCAAACTGCCAGTGCAACTTCGGCGGCACGATCATCGTCGGCGACTTTGAGAACGGCAACATCTACGCTTTCAACCTTGATGTCTACGCCGACAACAGCGCGACGCAGAAATGGCTGCGGTCATGGCGAGCGCTGCCGTCTGGCCAGAACAACCTGAAGCGCACGGCGCACCACTCGCTACAACTTGACGCCGAAACGGGCGTTGGGCTAGGCGTCACGCCAGAACAAACTGCTGACGGCATCATTACCGAATTGGCAAATGTTCCGCTTGCTGGGCCAAGCTACCAACTGATTGCTGAATTTAATTGGGAATACCTAGCAACCGAAAGCGGCAGTGAGCTTACGACCGAGGCCGGCGATAATTTTGAGTCTTTGGTAACGTTTGTCTACTCCGGGCCAGACATTAACGACGCTGAGATTGTGACAGAGTCTTTCCCTGCCACAGCCGGATACGACCCCCAGGTCATGCTGCGCTGGAGCGATGACGGTGGCCACACTTGGTCGAACGAGCACTGGAAGTCGATGGGTGCTATCGGCCAGTACGGCTACCGCACCATCTGGCGCCGCCTTGGGATGACCGAGAAGATTCGTGACCGGGTGTACGAGGTGTCAGGCACCGACCCGGTAAAGATCGCCATCATGGGCGCTGAGTTGTTCATCACGCCGACCAATGCTTGACCTAACCCAAGTCCCGGCGCCAAGGGTGCCCCTTATCGACGGCAACACTGGGTTGGTGGCGTCGGAGTGGTTCCGGTTCTTCAACGGGTTGTACAGCGTTGTTGGCGCAAACCAGAACGTCATCCAGCCGGTCAACGGCGGCACTGGCTTGTCCACCCTCCCCGCCATTGGCCAACTGCTGATTGGCAACGGCACCGGGTACGCGCTCAACACGTTGACGCCAGGCGCCGGTATCAGCGTCACCAACGCCGCCGGTAGCATCACACTGGCCAACACTGGCGTCTTGTCATGGTCTGGCGGCTCGACTGGCCTGACCCCGGCAACAGCAACAGCCGGGGCTGTCACTTTGTCAGGTCTGCTCAACGTCGCAAACGGCGGCACAGGGCAGAGCACCTACACCAACGGCCAGCTACTGATTGGCAACACCACGGGCAACACGCTGGGCAAGGCAACGCTGACCGCTGGCAGCGGGATCGCAATCACCAACGGCGCTGCGTCGGTTACCATTGCGTCAGACAAAGCGTACGGTTCGTTTTACGACACCACTACCCAGACTGCCGCCGCCCTTACAGCCACCGCAATTACGTTTAACTCGACAGATTTATCTTATGACGTATCTATTGGGTCGCCGACATCTAGATTTGTTGTAGCCAGAGCAGGCTTTTACAATATCCAATTTAGCGCAGAAATATCGAATCCTTCTGCCGCAATTGATGACGTAACTATTTGGATTCGGCAGAATGGCGTTGATGTAGCCAATTCAGCCGGCATTGTTGGAACTCCGTCAAAACATGGCGCGGTCAATGGGCACACCATTATCGGGTGGAATTATATTTTGCAAGCGGCAGCCAATGACTATTTTCAGTTGTATTGGATTACCGATAGCGGTACAACTCAAATTTTGACCTACCCAGCATCCGTGGTCGCCCCAATACACCCGCAAGCGCCGTCGATGATTTTAACCGTACAACAGGTATAAATATGCCCGTCAATCTTTCCCCCGCTGCCGGTGCTGCCGCCCAATTCTTCACCGACAACGGCGTCCCTTTGGCTGGCGGTCTGATCTACACCTACGCCGCAGGCACCACCACGCCGCAAGCCGCCTACACCAGTTCCACTGGCGGCACGGCCTGGTCAAACCCAATCGTCCTCAACTCCGCTGGCCGCGTGTCAGGCGGCGGCGAAATTTGGCTGACGGGCAACTTGGCCTACAAGTTTGTGCTCTATGACTCCACCAGCGTTTTGATCGCAACCTACGATCAAATTCGTGGGGTCGGCGATACCACAGAGCTGTTGGCCTTTGAGGCGTTGCTAGCCGGTTCTACCGGCTCAAGCCTTGTTGGGTATACGCAAGGCGGCGCAAACGCAATTGCCACTACGGTGCAAGCTAAGTTGCGCCAAACGGTAAGTGTGATGGATTTTGGCGCTGTCGGTAATGGAGTTGCAGACGATACAGCAGCCATCCAAGCAGCCATTGACGTTTTTAAGTTGCCTGCTGGCACACCAGCTACTGTTGCGGATACAGGAGGCGGCATTTACTTTCCCCGTGGCATTTACAAAGTCTCAGGGTTGCGAATAATCCCCGTAGACAGTTCTAACAACGGAGCAGTCAACGGCATTACACTTTTTGGTGAAAACGCTGTCTTAAAAGGCACTGCTGCTTGCACTCGCATTCTTAGCATTGACACTGATGGTGACATTACAAAAAACATCGCTGACATTTGTGTAGATGGGTTGCAGTTTGATCTGTCAGCCATGACAACCACCGGGGCTAACGGATCTGTCGGGCTATGGTTGGAAAATGCTTACGCCTGCTCGTTCAGAAATTTGTCTTTTTTTGGTGGCCCAACTGACAACAGTCATATTTACTTAAACAGAACTGGTTCAAGTATGTCGTTTTACGACATTCACTGTTCTCGGATTGTCGTTAATGGCGAAGATTTTGGTGCTGCCCAATTGGTGTTAACAACCTGTCAGTTTTACTCGGTTCGATGCACCGGCATTCGCATCAATGCCGCTTGGGGGTTGGGTTTTTACGGTTGCATTGTTGAAAACCCCGGCAATGCTGGCGGCAATGAAGCTGCGTTTCAAATGAGTGATTGCCGAAACATTACCATCATTGGTGGTGATTACGAAGGGTCAAGCGCAAGTGATATTTACCTTGACACATCGGCACCAGGCACTTACGGGGTCAGCAAAGTTTACTCAGTAAATAACTCCGTTGCGTCACTGGCAACGTATATTTCTGGCGAAATTAGCAACGGTTATTTTCAAGACCAATACAACAGCATTGTGGCCGTAATAGGTGCATATCCACAAGCAACGGTTGGCACATCGGCAACAACAATATATTCCTTTGCTGGCAATCCAACCAGCGGTGGAAACACATTAAGTTTTGCAAAAATTGGTGTTACCGGCTCCGTAAGCAGCAATGTTTTTTACGACGAGATTGTGGTTTGTTTTGGTGGGTACGTCACCCGAGTGGTGACTGCTACGGTAAGCGGAGCGCCAGCCGCCAGAACATATACGCTGTCTGGTGGAAATTTGCTGCAATTAGCTATGGCATCCGGTAGCTATCTTGTGAAAACCGTGGCGTTGATAGCGCCAAATTAATAACCGTACTGGTGCGGCCCACCAGCCTTAATGCCACGGGGGACGCCGTGGCTGGAAACCAAATGAAAACCCCAGCCTGGCAGCGCAAAGAAGGAAAGAACCCCGAAGGTGGCTTAAACGCCAAGGGGCGTGCCTCGTACAACGCGGCGAACCCTGGCAAGCCTGGGTTGAAGCCACCACAGCCCGAGGGCGGCCCGCGCAAGGACTCGTTCTGCGCTCGGATGGGCGGCGTGCCGGGTCCGATGAAGGACACCAAGGGCGAGCCTACCCGCAAAGCGCTGGCGTTGAAGAAGTGGAAATGTTAATCGAACTCGACATGCGGGCGAAGGTCGAGGCTCTTCAAGTTGAGCTTTCAAAGCAGCCCCAGTACGAGCCAATCACAAGCCACACGTTTCATGGCGGCATGTACTGTCGCCAAGTGTTTCGACATGCTGGCGTGCTGGTGGTCGGCAAGGTTCACAAGAAGGAACACTTCTACCTGATTGCCGGCGGCACGGTGGCAATCACAACGGATGATGGGGTGCAGTTTGTAACTGGACCATATCTTCTGTGCAGCAAACCAGGTACGAAGCGCGCTGTCTACGCCGAGACGGACGCACTGTGCATGACGTTCCATCGCGTAGAATCGACCACAGTTGAAGACGCGGAAGCAGAACTGGTTGAG